GATGAATACGCATCTAATAAAAGTTACGAGGAATATTATAAAGATTTAATATGAATTTAGAAAACGTAATTTATAAATTACGCAGAGTTTTGGATAACAGAATTAATCAACTATCAATCTCTATAACGTCTGGTGGGGTTGACAATATGGAAACATATAAGTATATTATCGGACAAATTAACGCCCTAGAGGCAACTAAACAGGAACTCTCTAACCTGCTTAATGATAAGGAGCAAAATGACGGAACAGTCGTCGACATCAACACCAAAAATTCACTTACCAAATAAAGAATTAGTTGGTTTAAAAAAATCAGAATCTAAAAAAGTTACAAACGAAAAAGAAAAATTACCGCAACCTACGGGTTGGAGATTAATAGTATTACCATTTAAAATGGATGAAAAAACTAAAGGTGGAATCATTATGAATGAATCTACTTTAGAAAAACAACAAGTTGCATCACAATGTGGAAACGTGCTAGCTATGGGACCACAATGTTATAGAGATAAAGAGAGATATCCAGAAGGCCCGTGGTGCAAGATTGGTGATTGGGTGATCTTTGCGCGTTATGCAGGATCACGTATACAAATTGAAGGTGGAGAAATCAGGTTGTTAAATGAAGATGAAATTTTAGCAACCATCAAGAATCCAGAGGATATCTTGCATAAATACTAACCATTGGAGGATACAATGCCAGAAGCAAATAAAATAAAAAAAGAAGACCCACAGGTAGATATAGATACTTCAGGACCTGAAGTAGATGTAGTTGTACCTGAAGAAAAAGTGGAAGAAGTTGCAGAGATCAAGGAACAAGAAACAGAAGTAAAAGAAGTAGAAACCAAGGAACAAGAAACAACGAAAGATGAAGATACTAAACTAGAAGAATACAGTAAAGGCGTTCAATCACGTATTTCTAAACTTACTCGTAAGATGAGAGAAGCAGAACGTAGAGAACAAGCTGCTACTGAATATGCTCAAGCTTTAGAATATCAAAGAAGACAAGATCAGTCTCAATTTAGAAAAATGGATACTGATTACTGGTCTAGATTTGAGACAAATGTAAAAACAGGAATGGAGTCTGCTCAAAAAGAATTAGCAAGCGCCATTGAAGCTGGAAATGCAGAAGCTCAAGTTGAAGCAAACAAAAGAATTGCTACATTGGCATTTGAAAATGCTAAATTGGAGCAAAGAAAACAACAACCTGTTGAACCAGAACAACCAGTTCAACAACTTTCAGACGGTGGAAGATTACCACAGCAAACACCACAGGAACTTCCTGATCCAGATCCTAAAGCGGAAACTTGGGCAGCTAAAAATACATGGTTTGGCAAAGACAGAGCCATGACTTTTACTGCATTTGAGATCCATAAGGATTTGGTAAGCGAGGGATTTGACCCTAAATCAGATGATTATTATAATGAAGTTGATAAAAGAATAAAGGTTGACTTCTCGCATAAATTTGCTAAAGGTGGTGATGTAGAGCATACGTCCAAAACCAATCAGTTGGTTGCTTCAGCTCAGAGAAGTGTGAAACCAGGACGCAACACTGTGAGACTCACACCCTCCCAGGTAGCAATAGCTAAAAAATTAGGTGTGCCACTCGAAGAATACGCAAGACAAATAAAACTCACGGAAGGAGCGTAAAATGAAAAAAGAAGACAACAAAACTTCACGTGCGAGTCAAACACGGCAAGAAACTGAAAGGCCAAAAGTGTGGACTCCTCCATCTTCTCTAGATGCACCCCCTGCCCCTGATGGATTCAGGCACAGATGGATACGAGCAGAGAGTTTAGGGTTTCAAGACACTAAAAATATCTCTGGGAGATTAAGATCTGGTTATGAGTTAGTGAGAGCTGACGAATATAAAGATTCTAATTATCCAGTTATCCAAGATGGTAAGTACAAGGGAGTGATTGGGGTTGGTGGCCTGTTGCTGGCCAGGGTACCTGAAGAAATCGCGCAGTCACGTGCTGATTATTTTGCTAAACAAGCAGAAGGTCAGGATGCTGCAGTTGAAAACGATCTAATGAGGGAACAGCATGAAAGTATGCCGATCAATGTTGATAGGCAGACTCGTGTAACCTTCGGTGGTACAAAGAAGAGTTAATTTTTTAACTATTCCTACTCATCGATTTAAATTAACCCGTCCCCTCGGGGACAAAGGAGACAACTATGGCTAATAAAAATAGCGCAGGTTTCGGTTTTATTCCAGCAGGTACGTTAGGTAATACACCTTCTACCCAAGGATTATCCGAATACTTTATAGATGCCGCTGATTCTGCCAATAAATTCAATGGTATGGGAGTACGTGTTACTGCCGGATACATTGTAACTGGTGAAGATTCAGCAACTGGTACGTCATGTGGTGTTTTACAGGGTATATTTTACAATTCGGCTACAACTTTAAAGCCCACGTTTGCAAGTTGGTATGATGCAACCATCACACCAGCAAACAGCGAGGACACTAAAGCGTTTGTAAATGACTATCCTTGGCAGTTGTATAATGTCGCAACCGATGCTCAAGTAGCATCATCAGTTGTCGGCGCACATGCTATATATCTTGACACATTTGATGTGAACACAGGTGGAAGCACAACAACTGGCAGATCAAGCACTACACTCGACATTGGTGACACTCACGCAACTAACAATACATGGAGATTGATTAGAAGCGCGGAAGATCCAGAAAACAATGATCTAACAGCAGCTTATTGTACCGTCGTTGTAATCCAAAACTTAAACGAGTACATTGATAGTACTGGAGCTTAAGTCTAAATAGGAGATAAATTATGGCTATATCAAGAACACAACTAGTTAAAGAACTAGAGCCAGGTTTGAATGCACTATTTGGCCTGGAATACAAACGGTATGAAAATCAGCATGCTGAGATTTATACAACCGAGTCAAGTGACAGAGCTTTCGAAGAGGAAGTTATGTTATCTGGATTCGCTAACGCACAAGTAAAAGCAGAAGGTCAAGGAGTATCTTTTGATACTGCTCAAGAGACTTATACTGCTCGTTACACTCACGACACAGTGGCTTTAGCATTTGCTATCACTGAAGAAGCTATCGAAGATAACCTCTACGATAGACTTGCTTCTAGATACACAAAAGCTTTAGCAAGATCTATGTCTAATGCGAAACAAGTGAAAGCTGTTACACCTTTGAACAATGGTCTGCCCTCAACAGACACTTTTGATTCAGGTGATGCAGTATCTCTGTTCTCAACTAACCACACAACGGTTAGCGGAACAGCGGTTAAAAACACTTTGACAACGCAAGCGGACTTGAACGAAACTTCATTAGAGCAAGCATTGGTAGACATTGCTGGCATGACTGATGAACGTGGATTGAGAGTAGCGGCTAGAGGAGTGAAAATGGTCATTCCTTCAGCTAATCAGTTCAATGCTGAGAGATTGATGAAATCTCCAGGCAGAACTGGAACAGCAGACAATGATATCAACGCTGTTGCGTCTATGGGAATGATTCCTCAAGGATATAGAGTGAATAATTTCTTAACTGACACTGACAGTTGGTATATTATTACTGATGTGCCTAATGGTATGAAGATGTTCCAAAGAGCAGCTCTAAAAACTGCTATGGAAGGAGACTTCGATACTGGCAACGTTAGATACAAAGCTAGAGAAAGATACTCATTTGGAGTATCAGACTTTAGAGGTATCTTCGGCGTTGAAGGTGCGTAATCTAAACTAAATTTGTGGCGGGACATAGTTCCGCCACATTTTGCAAATAAAGGTAAGAAATATGAGAAAATTCACCGTTAAAATATGGGCTTATGATCACTATGCTTCTTTTGATGTAGAAGCTGCTGATAATGCTGAGTCTATTGAAAAATCTATCCTTGACAAAATTGGAGAAAAGAGTATAAATTGGGAATCAACGGGAATGTATAAACATATTCCTAATAGAATAACCTATGAGGAGGTTATAGATGGTACAAGACCTGTACAAACAAAAACGGTCCTTGGAGTTGAGGTGGCAGTTGGAGTATGAGCAAAATGGCAAATATACTCTTAATATGGTCAAAATTGATAATGCTATTAAAAACATTATTAATGAGATCAAACTCGAAGAATCGAAGATTGCAAATAGAGAAAATGCAATTGTTGATGCTGCCCCCGAAGTTTCTGTGGCTACTTAGATAAACACCACATCGCTGAAATCGTACTTTTATGCAAGGATCTCTTGCACTTTACTCAAAACTACTATATAAAAAAATCACTATACATTTTTAAAAAACCTTAAATGTAGACGCGTATAGTCGACATGCCCCTAGGGACTACATTTAAATATTCTAGGAGGAATATTATGGCTAAATCAACTTTTTCAGGTCCAGTAAGATCTGAAGATACATTTAAAACAGTCAGTAAAGCGGCATCTACTGGAACGATTACTGAAGTCATCACTTTAGGTGATGGACCTGTTACATTGGGGGATGAAGATAAAACTCTCACTAATGCTACACATAGTGGAAGACTACTTGTAGTTCCAGCGATCACAGCAAATAGAACAATTACCTTACCATCACCCGTTGCTGGTGCACACTTTAAATTTATTTATGGTGGCGCTGCAGAAGAAGCACAAAACGTTATCTTTGATACAGGTGCGGATGCTAATTACTTTATTGGTGGTGTCGTTCATGCAGATTCAAATGCTGATAACGTAACTATTTATGCAGATGGAAACTCTAACTCAACACTAACTCTTACAGACTTTGGTGCTATGGAGATTAACATTTTAGCTAAAGATAGTACTAATTGGCTAATTTGGGGTTACTCAGAAGGTGCAGACGCACCTGCATTTGCAGATCAATAATAAATAA